CTAAAGTCTAGAAAGTGCTTGTAGCGTCTGGGATACCTGCTCTTTTCTTTGATCTTCAAGAAGATGAGCGTAGACTTTTTGAGTGATCATTGTATTGGCATGCCCAAGTCTTTTTGAAATATAGTTAATGTCAACGTGATTGGCAATCAAATAGGAAACGTGAGTGTGTCTAAGCCCATGGAAAGTAATCGCGGGGGAAATGTCGAGAGTCTTCTGAATCGTCCTTAGATCCTTATTAATTGCCGTGCTTGATAGCATGTTATGCCGTATGCTGCGAAATAATAGTTGTTTGCTATCACGATATCCCTGAGCAAGGTAGACCTCTTGCTGTTCTTTCTTGAGACGTAAAAGCAAGTCTGCAAGTTCTCTCGTGATGTCGATGTCACGTACACTTGATTTGTTCTTAGTAGCAGCAAAGCCGCTCCCATATCTGTGATCCCACGTTCTGGTAATGTGTACAACGCGCTTTTTAAGATCAACATGATCCCACGTGAGCCCAAGAACTTCAGAATACCTAGCTCCGGTCAGTGCCCCGGTTGCGATGATGTAGTAAGCAATATGCTCGTAGTCTGCAAATTCTAGGCAGTAATTGACGAGCTTGCGCAAATCCTTTACTTGCAAATATTTGATGATTCCTGCTTGGCCCTCATTACCAGTGAGGACAACGTTATGAGTGAAGTTAGTATATATTATTTGGTCATCTACGGCAGAATCAGCCATTGAGCGAACATAGCCATTCAATTTGCTGACTGTATCTTTAGCCCTTTTTTTGCCAAACTCATTGATAAATGCCTGCCAGTCTGATTTTGAAATTGATTTTAGTTCACGGCTTTCGCCCCAGTAGGCTAATAACTGTTTACGAATTGTTTTATACCGGGCTTCGGTGATACGAGAATGCTTACCAGATTTGTACAGCTCAATCCATTTGTCCCAGTAGTCGATTAACGTTATCTTGTTAAGATCCAAATTTGCACCGCGATTATGCTGACGTTCGACTTCGATTGCCGCTATATCAGCAGCCTTTTTTGAGGGGAAGCCACCCTTGTTGACATACTTGCGTGTTCCATCATTATCCTTGTAAGAGACACGATATTGCCATTTTTTGCCACGCTTACTAATACTGGCCACATTTACACCTCCTTGTGCTACAATACAGACGGGTGCTATTGCACCTAACCATGCAGTCACGTTCTGTTAGGCGTCTACCCATTCGCTTGGGTAGGCGCTTTTTGTCGTTACTTTCTCCTACTTGCTTTTTTCTTGTTAAGCGCCTCGTTTACGTTACTGAGTGGAATATCTTTGATGAATCGTTTCTCTCTAATTCTAGAAAAGGGGACAACGATCTTGTAATTTAGTTCTGCTTTTTCTTTATCACTGAAGACTTCGGTGTTTGAAATGTCTAGGAGAACTGAGTGCTCATATTTTTTGATAGGTTCTCCTTCGAAGTTTTTCCAGCTTTTTTCGCCAAACTTATAAGAGATTACTGTAATTGTTTTCATAGATGATACCTCCTATAAGGAGAATGAGTTGTGAAAAAATAAGTTAGAGAAAACAAAAGCCCACGTTGCTGTGAGCCTGAAATGAACCTTGCCTTGACTAAAAAAGAATCAGCTTAATGAGGCCTCCAACAATGGCAACAACAATGGCCCATGCCAAAGCCCGTGTTGTCGACTCTTTTTCAGATAAAACAGCAGTAGTAGTTTTTAGTTCATCGAGTCCGTCAGCTTTGATTGAAATTGCATTAACCGATTTTGTTAGTGCGTCAATCTTTATGTTGATAATATCAAGCTTGTGATTAGCGTCTTGCTCTGCAAACTTTAATTGATCTTGAGTCACGGTATTTTCATTTGTCATGTTATCCGCCTCCTTGGTTTTATTATACTCTGTTTTGCTTTTACCCGTTGCCGTAGTAATCCTATATCCCTTGATGAATGCCCGTATAGAAGAGGATCGTTTTATCTCTGTATCAGTTCTAAAGATAACTTTGCTAATCCCGGCATCAATCATTCTTGTCACCTCGTGAAACAAACAGATATGCAGTAGCCTTAGCATCATTATCGAAGGATATATCAAACCTTAGCCGATTCACTCCCTTAAGCTCTAATTTGTCAAATACAACGAAAAGAGTTGCATCAACAATGCCATATGTTCCTCTTGCCTTCAATGAAGAGGCGTCCATGGGTTGCTGGCTAGCTTCGAGCATAACGTTTCCGTTCTGATCGCTTACGGACAAAGTTAACGTATGCTTATCTAAAGTGAAATTAATGACTTGAACGTGAATATCGATGTGAAGTTTAGTGCTATCTAACGGGAGCGCCATCATCGGTTTGGATTTGTCTTTCTCCGTGAAGTAGATGGCATTAATTATTGGCCGATCCATTTTGCTGTCTCCTATCTTAAATACCAAGCTTTTGTATCCCGCCAACGCTCAGTTAAACTGCTCGACATCTTGATAATCGTCTTGGTCACTAGCACAAGCGGTTGTTGCGCCAGCCAACAAAACAATAAGTAAGATGGCAACTATCTTTTTTAGCATGATGACTCACATCCTTTACTTGGTATGCGATACAAGCCCCACTCTCCGGCTTGCACGGGGACGCCGCTTGCGTGGGGAAAGGGACTATAGTCCCAGAAGTTGCTTCTTTTTAGCATTGAACTCTTGTTCATTGATAATGCCATCATCTAAAAGAGACTTATATTTTCTAAGTTCATCTGGAGTATCCAACTTTGAAAATGATTGAACGCTTGTTGATGGGGATAACTTGATGTCCATAATCAATTCGTTTATCAGGTCTGATGCTTTTCTAAAGTCATCGAATAAATTGCTGTTTAAAGATATTGTGTTTGGAGATTTAGCAGGATCAGTTTTTGAGTCAGTAGACCAATAATTTCGTGGTAGATTTTGAACTCCTCCTGCTGCTACTTCAAAGTATCCAGTCAATAAATGAGTATCAACTTCGACGTTTGTGATGTTTGCAATCGGCATTTTAAATCGGTTCTGGCCGACAAAATGACCGGTCATAAAGCCTGACTTGAAAATGTAAAGATATGACCTTGTCACAATCAAATATTCTTTGAATGCGCCTTTAAGAGCTATAAGTACCTCCTCGTTAGATTCCCAGTCGCGAGCTATGGCTATCTGCAACTTGCCAATTTCATTTGGTTGAATTAAAGCGTTGGTTGATAGGTGAAATGACGTTTTGTTTTCGCTTGTTAAATATTCTTTCCCTGAATGGCCACTTTCTAAAATCTCTTTGAATCTATCAATTGTGAGCTGTTGTCCATATTTAGTTGCTTCTAGAGTACTAAAGCCCGCTTGTTTCCAGTGTGGCATGCATACCCAAATACCATCGCTTAGCTCAACCTTCCCAGTAAAAGAGCCAATTTTAATACCATCCACGCCGCAAGTGCAAGCCATATTTCTCCCTCCCAAAAATTCAGCTTTTAACGTCGATCAGGGTTTGGACGTCTATGCAGGGTTCGCCCGTGAGCGAAGAAATTATTTAGACAAGTTAGCAATAGCGTAGTCAGCTTCCGACTGCGTAAACTTTCCTCCATAATCGCTTGTTAATTGATCGTGAATCGCCGCTGGTGACATAGACATCTCTTTTTGATAAGTTTTTGCCGCTTGTAAAGCATTATCGTTGTAATTAACGTTTAAATGTTCGACCGCGTATGTAGATGCTTCTCCGCTAAATTGACCGCCATATTCACTTGTTAGCTGGTCGTATAAGCCACGTTTTGAAAACGGCATAAATTCTAAATACTTTTTAGCGCTTTTTAATGCTGACTTGTATTCAATGGGAACATTGACTTGTTGTTTAGCGTGAGATTCAGATTCAGATGACTCTGCTTCACGAGACCTTGATTCAGACGCGTCTCTTGCGCTGGCAGAAGCATTCTCAGATTCTAACTGTTTATTTTGCCTTGACTGGCTCTCTTCCCTTTTAGACTCTTCTTCATCTTGCCGACTTGATTTGTCTTCTGCGTATTCGCGAGATTGGCTTTCAGCCTTATTGCTTTCGGTATCGTTTTTAATGGCGTCGTCCGCAGCTTTATCGATTTTTGAATCGATTTTTTCGTCACTACTATATGAATAGTGCGTTTCAGTTGAATAATTTCCAATTAAGAAGAATGTGATGAGGAATACCACTACTGATAAGATAGTTAAGCTAACGCTTATTTTAAGCTTTCGCTTGTTTTTTCTGTTTACAACTGAAAAAGTCCCAAAAATGGCTATTAGCAAAATTGATACTATAAATAAAACAAACAGAAATACTTCCAAAATATTCTCCTCCAAATTTCTGAGACCCCACCATAGGTTTGTTTTGATGTTACGTGTCAACCTAAAATATACATTTAGTCGCTTTCGTAAAAGCGCTCAATACATTCAACTGCAGAATCCTCTAACCAGTGCGGTATTGCTAAATCATTCATGAATTGGTCAAGGTTTGCTGATTCTTCTGGGATGTCGGCAAAATACATTGGAACAATAATTGACAGGGCACGTTGGTTGGCGTCATTCTCTGTACGGCTTTTGGTGTATTGATTTGTGTATCGAAGTTTACCGTTATCCCCGTTGAGAATATGTGCACATTCATGCGCTGCTTGAAATGGCAGCTCATTTTCATTAGGCCATTTGTTGTTAAGAATAATTAGGCGAGCTTCTGTATCGACCAAAGGGCCTTGGTCTTCGTGCAAGGGGATAGTGGAGCAGCCTATATTGTGATCCCAAGCATAATCAATCACCTGATTCAACAAGTCCTCTATATGATCATTCATGACGATCACGCTTTTTGTAGCTATTTTTGCGTCGCTCCAGAATAGCTTGAATGATTTCCCAATCGTCTTGACGAACAGGCTGTCCTTGATAGGTAAAGATGTTTGTTCCTGACAGATCAACATGTTTAGAACCTTCATTGTCAGGATTAGGGTTATCCGTATTGCCAAGTAAATAATCCACAGAAACTTGAAGAACATCAGCAACTTTCTGAACATTCTCGGTAGATGGGGTCATCTTTTTCCATCGATAGATGCTGTTAATGCCTATACCTGCTTTCAGAGCTAATTTTTGGAGTGACCACCCTCGATTTGAAGCTAGTGTTTTTATTCTGTCGTAAGTACTCATGAGACGAGTTCTCCCGGTCATGACGAATTATTTATCACAAGTGGTTGACAATTTATCACGTGTGGTTTACTATTAATTCATCAAGTAATTAAGCAAACATCAAGAAGCTTATCAATCCATATCTTTGGCGAGAACGGTGGATAAGTAGATCGTATGTCTTATTTGCTATGCCATTAATTTACCACTCGTGATAAATTAATGCAACTGCTTGATTAATTAATTAAATACAGGAGGTGATTACATGGTAAACGTGCAGCTCAATTGGACTGCTAATCGTAATGACTGGAAAGGCTACTTATTACATTTGAATTTGTCGCAGCTCGACATTGCGAAATTTCTCGGTATCAGTGATCAGGTAATGGCAATTCTGGTTAAAAAGATGACTGACGGCCAGGGATTAACTGCTAATCAAATCGACAAAGACCGTTGGAAGCGAGCTATTGAATACGTCAAATATAAGCAGTCACAGCAAAAGGAGGGATAGCAATGAATGAACTACAGGAATTCAATTTTCAAGGGAACCAGCTTCGAACGGTATTGATTGATAGTGAGCCGTTCTTCGTAGGCAAAGATGCCGCGACAGCAATTGGATATAGCAACACACGAAAGGCCATTCGAGACCATGTTAAAGCCAAGTATCAAAGGGAGGAACGAATCGTTACCCCCTTCGGAACTCAAACGATGACGGTAATCTCCGAACCCGGTCTTTATCAGTTGGCTGGCGAAAGCAAGTTGCCAAGCGCTGGTCCGTTCCAAGATTGGGTATATGAACAAGTCCTCCCATCAATTCGTAAGCATGGTGCGTATATGACGCCTGAAACGATTGAGAAGGCCATCTATAATCCAGAATTCATTATCAATCTGGCAACACAGCTAAAGGACGAACAAGCCAAAACAGCGGCACTTACGGCTGATAACGAAGCAATGAAGCCTAAAGCGTTGTTTGCAGACGCGGTAGCCACAAGTCACACAACTATCTTGGTCGGTGATCTTGCAAAAGTGCTCAAACAGAACGGCGTTGACATTGGTGCCAAGCGGTTGTTCGCCTGGCTACGTGAGCAAGGCTATTTGATTAAACGGATTGGTGCCGACTATAACTCGCCGACACAACGCGCGATGGAGCTAGGCTTGTTCGAGGTCAAGGAAACGGCGATCAGTCACTCGGACGGCCATGTAACAGTTCAGAAGACCCCAAAGGTAACCGGAAAAGGCCAGCAGTATTTTATCAACAAGTTTCTACAAAATGGGATGACGGTATGAACGAAGAAAAAAAAGCCCCGCACTGATATGGGAAGTACGGAGCTTGTCAAGCAAGCTAGCATATCTTGATTAATTAGAAAGGCCGTTGATAACTATGGTAATTATGAACATCATGCTCGCAGTTCTTTGCTTTGCAACAGCGATTGGAGTATTGCCTGTAATCGCTATCGCGGTTTATTCCATCGTTAAATTCCATGACTGGATGTCAATTCCGGGATTGATAGCATGCATTTTTGGTGTACCTGCCATGATTATTGCTGGATTATACGTGCTGCATACGCTGTGAATGTTTTCTTAAACACTCCTCTAGAGGTAATAACCAAGAAGGTATGTTTCATCAGACCGGGATCGAAAAGATGGCGCATGCCTGACGCTTGAAAGCTCAAGTTTAAATCAATAGCGGAATATCCATTCATATTTATAGGAAATGTATCAAGTTCCGGTAATCCTACCATCTTATATTCGCGTTTGCCAAGTGCCATTCCGCCAGCATTTCCAATGACAAGTTTATCTTCTTTTGAAAGCTTTTTGAAGTACTTGCTGGTTTCATCAATCGGAGCAACATATCTGCTTGACCAATTTGGTGGGAATAACCCCTTGATGGTGTCTTCACTACCATCCTCCAAATAATACATTGCAATAATCGCTAAATTGCTAGACGAATGGTTGACGATAACCATATCCATTTTGACAACTTGGGCTTCTTCTAGGACTTCAAAATCAGACAGTATTAAATTAAATCTAACTCGTGAAGATAAATATCTTTTTACGTGGTCAAGAAGCAAAAATGCCACAGTAATAAGGGTAAATGCAAACGTTGCTATTTTAAAGAATTCGTTCATCTAAATCACCTTCCTTCGGTTTCATTATCCGTCAGGAGGCGATCACAGGAAAGGAGGAAATGCCATGGAACTGTTACAAATTGTCGAAAATAAGCAGATTTCAAGCAAAAAATATTTAGCGGTCGATGAAGAAGAACTGGCAAAGATGATCAAGGAGAACCAAGAGTTAAAACGCAAGCTAGCAGCACGAGGCATGTGGACGCTCACTACCGCAACAAGCTATGTCGAAGGACATAACAACACGTGGGTAGTTAACAATATCTTAAACGTCCCACGCTTCCACAAGTTCTTGCAAGATACCGTGGTTTCATATCCACCGCCTGGCAAAAAGGGGTATCTGTTTCATCCGAAACCATGGCTCGACTTCTTAGACAAATGGTTTCCAGAGATTTCAAGGTCACTTAGAGAGAAGGGAAAATAATGATTGATGCAATTGTACAGACATTGCTGACGCCCACCGCGCCGTTCTGGCGTTACCTGCTATTGGTAGCGGCTGGCATCATGATCGGCGCAACGATTTCGAAAGGATGGAGGCAGTGGATTGACTGAAGCGGAAAGAACCATTGGTGATTTGCTGAACGAACACAATAAATTGATGTTAGACATCATGCGCGGCAACCACACACCAATTGCAAAGATGCTGCTTGCCGAGAACGAGAAGTTACGTGCACGACTATCAAAACTAAGGGGATGACATGATGACCAATGAGGAATACGAACGAATTCTAGCCGAAGCGAACCGTCAGATTGCAGCATATCACAAGGTTGCTACCGACTATGGGACGAACAATACAGACCCTCATCAAACGTACGCCATGGGTCAAGAAGATGGTGCACACGCGATCCTATTTATTATCAAACAAGTCATGAAAAAAGCCGCTGGTATGCAGGCCAACGACTGATAGAAAGGAAACTTATTATGTCAACATTATACGACTTACAAGGAAAATATGCGAGTTTATTAGAACTAGCTGAAGACGGGACAACTGATCCCGAAGTATTGGCCGACACCATGGATTCAATCGTGGATGCAATTAATGACAAAGCCGAAGGATATGCACGGGTTATTCGCCAAATCAAGGCCGATATTGAAGCTAACAAAAAAGAACGTGACCGTTTCGAAGCACGGATTAAAGCTTATCAATCTAACCTCGGTACTATTTCACAGCGGTTGGTTGAAGCAATGAACGAAACTAATCAACGCAAAATCAAGACACCGCTGTTCACTATCAGTGTTGCTAAGAATGGCGGAAAACAGCCAATTTCCATCGATCAAGACAATTTGCAGGCTGATGTTTTCAAAATCAAGCGCGAGCCAGACATGGACAAGATTCGAGAACGACTAGAATCCGGAGAAAAAGTGCTCGGTGCTGAGCTTAAGCCACGTGGTGAGCATTTATTGATTAAGTAGGAGGGTAAATCATGCGTACATCAGAGAATATAAACGAGATTGCGAAGGCAATCAACGCATTCAGGCAAGTTGTCAAGCAACCGACAAAAGATGGTGACAACCCGTTTCTAAAGTCTCGTTACGTTCAGCTTGAGGGTGTTGTGGACGCAATCGACCGCGCACTACCTGATACGGGGCTGGCATATACGCAAGATGTAGTTAGCGAAGGAAACCAGGTGAGCGTGACAACTTTGATTTTCCACACTAGTGGCCAATTTATTGAGCTGGGCCCGCTGTCTGTTCCTGTTACTAAGAACGATGCTCAAGCGTTCGGATCTGCTGAGACATATGCACGTCGATACTCACTATCAGCAGCGTTTGGCATCACATCGGATCTCGATGATGATGACGGTGCTGCGGCCGGAGTTAATCCGCCAAAGGCTCAACCTAGGCGGACTAATAAGCCAAATGGTAGCCTCGATCACGCTACCGTCAAAGTAATTAAAGAACTCATTATGCAGCAGTTTAACAAAATGCCGAAGGTCAACAAAAACGGTGAGCCAAAGCCGAAGACGGTGAATGAGCTGGCCGAAATATGGATTGGGTTAGCCAATGCCAAGTTTGGCAGCAAGGCAACCAGCATCGAAATGCTGACCCCGAGTGCGGCCGCTGGAATCAAGAGCTTACTTGAGAGCGAAGTCAAGAAGCTGGCAGGTGTCGCAAATGAAAATCAACGGCAGGCTCGATAAGCTGTCGGGCAATAAAATCACCATCACCGCTGATAGCTCTGTGAGCTTGCATATGCTGTCTAAGCTTGCCGCGGGTAAACGGCCATCAATTGAGTTAGAAGTCGAGGACGGGCGCCATATAAGCCCATATCAGCGCAAAAAGATATTTGCATTGATGCGCGACATCTCCGACTGGAACGGTGACACGGTTGACATGATCGAATGCCTCATGAAATCGTATACGCGCGAAATATTCGCAATTGAGCCGTATTCACTGAGTGATTGCTCGATGACGACTGCTAACAACATGATATATACGATTTTAGAGTTCTGTTTCCGCAATGACGTGCCGTTCAAGACAAGAACATGGGACATGATCCCAAACGACTATGCACGCCAATGGTTCTGCCTCCGTTTCCGAAAGTGTGTTATCTGTGGAAAGCCCGCTGACTTGGCACATTACGAGGCGGTTGGCATGGGACGCAATCGTAACAAGATTGACGAGAGCCAATATCACTACATGTCCCTTTGCCGCATTCATCATGTCGAGCAGCACACGATCGGCCTCATGTCGTTCATCCAAAAATATCACATTAAGCCAATCAAGCTGACAGCTGACGAACTTAAACGAATTCAACCACATTACAAAACACGTACCGAGTAAAAAGGAGACTAAAAATGCTTAATTCAGTTGCTTTAACAGGCAGATTAACTAAAGACGTTGACCTTCGCTACACACAAAGCGGAACGGCAGTCGGCTCATTCACAATCGCTGTTGACCGTCAATTCCGCAGTGCTAATGGCAACCGGGAGACTGACTTCATCAGTTGTGCTATCTGGCGCAAGTCAGCTGAGAACCTCGCTAAGTTCACGCATAAGGGTTCGCTCATTGGTGTCGAAGGTCATGTCCAGACACGCACATACGACAACGCACAAGGTAATAAGGTGTACGTGACTGAGGTGATCGTTGATAATTTCGCCTTGCTTGAGCCGCGGCAGACGTCTCAGGACAGCCAACAGCGATCGTCTAATAACCCAGCGGCCGCAAGCGAAGACAATGGTTTTGCTAACAATAGCCAGCCAGTCGATGTCAGCGATGATGATCTTCCATTCTAAGAAGGCAGTGACGATCATGAATGAGAAACCAGGCTACTACGCAATCATCCCAGCGGATGTGCGCTATGACACAAAGCTACCACAAGGAGCCAAAATCTTGTATAGCGAGATCACGGCACTCAGTAATAAGAACGGGTATTGCTGGGCATCAAACGACTATTTTGCAAAACTCTATTCGGTTAGCAATAGCACAATTCAAAGTTGGCTAAAGTCTCTCGAAGATAAGTTGTATATCAGCAGAGTCATTAAATATAAAAGCGGAAGTAAGGAGGTTGAACAGAGATTTATTAGTTTAAACCCCCACCCAGAAAACTGCACCACCCCACCCAGAAAACTGGGTGACCCCCACCCAGAAAACTGGCAAGAGAATAATACAAGTATTAATAAAAACATACGTGCATCCAGCACGTTAGAGAGTGACTTTGAAAAGCTTTGGAGACTGTATCCAAAGAAGATTGGCAAGAAGCCAGCACTTGCTGCTTACAAACGAGCGATGACACGGAAGAAGAATCCTGCTACCAACAGACAAATTCAGGATGGCATTGTGGCTTATCGACAGCTAATCAATAGCAAAGGCACAGAGAAGCGGTTTGTAAAAGACGGTAGTACTTTCTTCAACCAAGAGGCATGGAACGATTACCTTGAGGTCGTAAAGGAAGAACGAGATGAGCAGGAAGCTCGAAAGCCTAAGTTCGATCCCAAGAAAACTGCTATTGCAATGTATATCGACTACAACAGCCCTGACAGAGTGCTTGAAGAAATCGAAGCGCAGGGTATTCCAATCAATCCAGAAGATGCTATTCGTTACATTGCTGAATACGATGAAGGGAGGCAACAAGCTTGACGAAAAAGCTTTATGACCCTAGCAATCCTGAACCGCATGTCATGTATGGACTATATACGAAGCCGGAACTCATCAAGTCTGAATGGATTGATCCTAAATGGTTTAACAGCCAGCAATACGCTGCAGTAGTTGCCTACATGAACAAGTTGCCAGGTGACGTCGATACGCTGGAATTGCAGGATGGTTTCGATACAGCTCATCCCGGCGTGATGTCAGCAGCAGATTGGCAATACATTATGACCAGTGATTTTGGCACCTCACGTTTTGACTGGTGGGTAGGCAAGCTAAAGCGGGACTATTTCCGTAGTCAGCTCATTAAAGCAGCACAAGCGTACTCGGAAGAGCCAAGTGAGGACAACCTGACAGCAATGATGGAGGCTTCACAGAATGCGACTGCTGCCAGTCAGACGGTAACTGAAAGTACCATTGCTGATTTGGCAGCAGACATGGAAGACAAAATGATACACGGTGCCGCTGACAATGGGATTAAAACGTACTTCACTCTTAACAATATTCTGGGTGGTGGTTTGATGCCAGGACGTTTGTTAACGATTGGTGCGCGCCCTGGTGTCGGTAAATCAGCATTCGCGGTTAATCTCATCGTTGAGGCTTTGAAACAGCAACCGGAATTGACAGTTGATATGTTTTCGCTTGAAATGTCAAATGCAGAAAACTACAACCGCTTGTTGGCCTGCAAGACTGGCATCAGTGCTGGTAAATTCATCAATCCACAGAAAAGTCTAAGCGATGCTGAGAAGGTTGAGGTTGAAAAGGCGGGAAACGTCCTTAAAGACTATCACTTGCAGCTTTACGACAAGCAGGTGGAATTACCGCAGATCGTCAAAACAATGCGGCAGCGAGCCGCTGATGCAGATAAAGGATACCTTGCGATTGTTGATTATCTTGGGCTGATTGGTGTTCGTAGCCAATCCGATCGCCGTCTGCAAATAGAAGAGATCACGCGGCAGTTTAAAGTGCTGACCAACGAGCTTGGTATCCCGATTGTCTTGCTTAGTCAATTATCGCGAGGTATTGAGAATCGTCAGGACAAGCAACCGGTACTCTCAGATTTACGAGAGTCTGGATCAATTGAGCAAGATAGTAATGCGGTTGGATTTCTTTGGAACAGTGACCGGCAGAATGAAAAATCAGATATCCGTACTGTGACTTTAACAATTGCCAAAAATCGTGAAGGAGCACTTGGCAGCATTGATTTTAATTTCTTCGCACCAAAACTGCAGTTCAAGGTGGCGTATTGAAATGGCTTATCCAACTATGACACTTAAAGAGTTCAATGCGTACATGCAGGAAGGGCATTATCAATACTCGCTGTTCGTTATTCTGCAGCTTGATGAAGCCGCGGAATATCTAAAAAAGGCGCAACAAGCCGATACTGCTATGAAGAAGTTTTGGTACAAATGGGCGTACGTGACATTGGTCGATGCGTTAGAGACGGCTGAATCAGAATATTATGGGGAAACTAGTGCATATTTACCGACAAAAGAAACTGATCCAGTAACGCGAGCTTATTGCCAAAACACATACGATATTTGGCGAGGATACTTGCAGAAGCTAAACGTGAGTTTACCAGAACAAAAATTTTGAGGAGGCAAAAGCATGATTGAGCATGAGAACGAAACTAACAATGCAGGCCAAGATTGGGCACGTGAACGACTTCGCAACTTTCTTGACGATCATCCCAGCTTGCCAATATACCGCTTTGCTTTAATTGCTGGCGTGAGTCGCATCACTATTTCTAGTTTTCTTAGCGGCAAAGAGGTAATGAGGATCACACTTACAAAGATAGCTAAAGCCATGGGAATATCGCTAGAAAAGCTAAAACAGCCAATTAGCGAGGAAGAATACAAGGAACTACTGGAGGAATCTTCAAATGCAAGCAATTAAAACAAAAATGATGGTCGGTGATCTGGTTGTGGTGCCTGATCGAGTATTCATGGGCGTGCGTGATCTTGGCGGTGTGGCACGAATCATCAGAATCGAGAAATACAACTCCAGAGGTGAACGTCAAGACATCAACAAGCCAGTTGCTTTTGATGGCAAGGCACCCCAAGAGCTAATCACAACGGTTGAGATGGTTGATGGAAAGCAACGTCAATACTATCTGAAGGACGTGAAACCAGCGTGAACAGGATTATTATTCCATTGCCCCTCATGACTCTTAACCAGTACATCAAGGTTGAACGAGGCAACATGTTCGGCGGAGCAAAAGTCAAGAAACAAGCAACGGAAACGGTAATGTTGGCTGTGAGAAAAGCGATGAATCAGGGCGTGAAATTTCAATGGGGAAAACCCCTAAGTTTCGACTGGTACTGGTATGACAAGCGAACAGACCCGGACAACATCGCGTTTCAGCACAAGTTTATCTTTGACGGCATGCAAAAGGCTGAATTTTTAGAAAACGACAACTGGGATCACATTGTAGAACTGCGAGATCGGTTCTTTATTGACAAAGCTAACCCGAGAGTTGAAGTCGAAGAAATCGATTGAAGGGGGCCAATTAATGAGATCGCTAGAGTTGTTTGCAGGAATTGGTGGCATCGCATTGGCTGAACAAATGGCTGGCATTGAGGTAGCTGGCTTGTGTGAGTATGCAGACTACCCGCGCATGATTTTGAAAAAGCACTGGCCGGATGTGCCACTTTTTAAGGACGTGACAAAACTTGATCGAGAAGAACTCACAAATGCAGGAATCGAACCCGGCTCAATTGACATTGTTTCCGGAGGTTTTCCTTGCCAGCCTTTCAGTATTGCCGGGAAGCGAAGAGGCACGAAAGATGACCGCGACCTCTGGCCAGAAATGTTTAGAATTATCAAGCAAATCTGGCCAACTTGGGTTGTTGGAGAAAATGTTGCTAACTTCGCAAATATGGAACTCGACAGAACGCTTTCTGACCTGGAAGGCGCGGGATACCAAGCACGGGCATTTGTATTACCAGCTTGTGCCGTCAATGCCCCGCACCAGCGGCTCAGAACATTCATTGTGGCCCACGCCGACAGCAAGCGATACTTTTACCGCGAACCTGAAAAGCAGCCAGCAGAGGATAGGCAGTCGCCATTCAGTAACGTTGCCACAAGTGGTGAGAATGTTTTGGCTAACTCCGACGGCAACAGATGGGAAAAGAGCAAGCCAGTTTTCAAGCAAAAGTTTAGCCAAAGGAAAAGTGAACGGGAACCTAGCACAACAAGTAGCACACCAGCAAAATGGCAGCCTGAACCCAGCGTGGGTCGAGTGGCTGATGGGGTACCCAATCGGTTGGACAGAATAAAAGCGTTAGGCAATGCAGTAGTCCCACAGCAAATACTGCCAATATTTAAAGCAATCGTTCAAATTGAGGACATTAAAAATGACTAAAAAAATCGTGTTTACGGCTGATGTCGTTCACAAACTGTTAGGCGTTCGTGAGGCACAGCAGGCACCAGCAGCATTGATGAAGATTATCATGGATCAGCAAAAGCGTAACGAGCTTTTTAAGCAATTCCTAGATGTTAGCACTGACGTATCACATGACTGGTTCTCACAATATTTCATGAGCGTTCAAGCTGATCGTAAAGACAAGAAACAAGATTTCACACCTGAAAGCATCAGCAAGCTCGCGAACATGCTGGCAGGCTCGCATGACAGTAGCGAGTATTACGAGGTTGCTGCTGGGACTGGCTCAATGATGATTCAACGATGGCAACAAGACCGTTTGAAGCACAAGCCGTGGGACTACCGGCCAAGCATGTATTTTTATCACCTTGAAGAGCTTGGCGACAGTACGTTGCCGTTTCTAATATTCAATTGTGCCATTCGCGGCATGAACGCAACAATTGTTCACGGTGACAGTCTGACACGTGCTGCTAGACAAGTATATTTCATTCAAAACGATGAAGACGACTATTTGCATTTCAGCACAGTGAATGTGATGCCACACAGCAAAGACGTTGAACAAGAATTCGATATTCGACAATGGCTAGAACCTGAACAAAGTCACATTGAATCAACAGAAATGCCCGCAAGATACAACGAAGCTATTCAGAAATTGGCAGCGGGAAAGGAAGCCGAGCAATGAAAACAGGAGACGACACGTTCGATGACGTCTACATCAGCAAAAAGACTGGCAAGGTAGTAGGCGTCATGTACGAAGATGAGGATTACAAGCTAGTGCCAATCAAACAGGAGGACGAAAAATGAGCGAAGAAAAGCTGTACGCGGTGAAGAACTATGAAGGTAAGTGGCTTTGCATTGAGGCCAAAGGTTGCCATTATTGGAGCCGCGATGACGGCGACTTTTTCGACCAACATGACGCTGACATACTTGCCCATGTGTATGGTGGTCACGTGGTCGAGCTGATCGAGAAGCCGAATCCAGAGGTGGTCAGCAAGGAGGAAGCCAAAATACTAGACAGGGCTAAGACGGACAGCTATCCGGCAAATTATATCAGCATGAACGCTCATCCTGATCCTGGAGCTAACGGCACGTCTTATGAAGAACTCCGCCTAATGCGTGCCCTCGTCAATGGCTACACCGTGGCAAAGGAGAAGAAGTACAACGTCAAGGTGCCACATACGGACGATAGCTATTTCTATAAGGTTGACGATGAATATTGCAACGCGGGTGACTCTTACTACCTAGAAGGCATTACCGACAAGAAATGTTTCACTGACGCCGAGATTGAGCACTACGGACTGGGCGACTGCGAGAAAGTCTGGTGTGATAGCGATGACGACTAAAGCTGACATAGACGCGGCGCAAAAGGCTATCGATGCCGCGAACAATGCGATCAACAAACTTGATCTGTGTGGCCTGTATGATTGCGCGTGGCAAGCACATGATGGCTATCAACGCATCATTGATTACAACTGGGAACAGTTGGAGGTGGCCAAGCATGACGATGATTAAGCTGGACAGCGGGTATTTGCTAAACCCAGCGGCATTAGCGTTTGTCTCTAGTGATGAAATGTTAGCCTATTTCAAGCGGCCAGTGATCAAAGATCAAGGTAATTATCAAATAGTAAGATGCTTTGGCGTTGGTGTAACAGAAGCCGACATTGAACGAATTGCAGTGAGTGCCACTAACAGGGAGGTGACTGACGATGAGCAATGAGACGAAGCGGGAAGTGTTCGAAACATTTGCAGATGAACGCGCCGGACTTAATGATGAAATATATAAGCGATACCTAAAGCAATATGATGCCGCCCTGCCAGATGATCTGCCGGTGATTCCGAAAGCTGTAGGCGATGTGATTGTAAAACTTAAGCACAAAAAATTCTCTCTATCCGGAGCGATGAGTTACGCCGCAGTAGTTTCTTTATCTCCATGGATGACGTTTGAACATGAGGACACCTTCGCCCTTGCATGGGTGCTAGGTGCTTGGAAAGTAGAGGAAACCGGCGAAATCGTGAAATTGGAGGCGGAGAAATGAAACGAGAGATTAAGTTCAGAGCGTGGAACAAAAAAGACAAAGTGATGGTTGATGTTGCCGCTATAAATTTTGGCCCAAGCGGATTATGGAGCCTTATCGAAGATGCGGATGATGCAGAATTACAACTTGCGGATAGCTATGAACTCATGCAGTACACCGGCCTGCACGACAAGAACGGACGTGAAGTCTACGAAGGCGATATCGTGAAAAACGAATATGGGAAAGTAATGGAGGTTCAATACGATCCTAGATCTGCTGCTTTTGGTGTTGGTGATTATTATTTTGGAACAATTGGGTCTGGCAAAACTCTAGAGGTCATCGGCAATATTTTTGATAATCCGGAGCTATTGGAGGGAAAACAATGAAAATAAGTCCTTACCGTTTCATGTCATGGCTTGTTTTCATATTAGCTCTGGCGTCTTCATTTTTACCTGCAAAATATATGAATTTTGGAGCTTACAAAACATTTACTGGTTTGACACTGATAGCAGTCTTGTTTGCACTTTGGGACATTTCGGATGCAATCAGAGAGAAGCAGAAATGAAACAGATGATTGCCGTCATGCTGCTCATCGCAGGTGCTTCAATGTGGATGTGGGCTAACTGGAAAAGAGGAAAATAAATGAATGACAGACATCGAGCAGTCATGCGAGCACGTATTAGGTATGAACGCAGGAAAGATGAGCACAACATGGACGGATTCGTAAAAGCACTTTATCCAGTCTTCAAGTCGGCCGCTACCACGTTTAAACAATGGTCTGCCTTTTTTCGAGCAAACAAAAAGCGCACCTTATGAGGGGCACGCTGGAGGCACTGTAGACAACAACATTTTTAATTGATTTTATAATATTGAAATGCCTCCGAAAACAGTATAACAAAAGCGCACCATCACGGCACGCTTATCTTACAAACCCAGACAAATTATACCATAAGGAGTGGACGCAGTGGTGCGAGCAACGAGATATTTTAGCCCAATTGATCATGACAAAACGATTGAAAACGCCAAAGAGGTCTTGGGGAACTACTGGCATCACAAGCGGCTCGCTCAACGCACCAAAATAGCGCTCAGAAGCCCCGTGATGGACGGCATGCCCAAGTCACCCAGCTATGGAAATAAAGCCGAGGACAAGCTCGTATCGCACGCTGACGAGCTGTACTATATAGCGTGCTGTGAAGGCGCTATCGAATCTCTGGAATCAGAGAATCATCGGATTATACTAACAAGCTCTTACTTAACCAAACGATATAGTGACAAGCAAATAATGGACAAGCTTTTTTTATCAAAAGCCCAGTATTATCGAACAAAACGAGAAGCGCTAATTGCATTCGCCGAGATTTGTCCATTGGTTGAAATCGAGATGAGACCTTTGTGAGACCTTTCAACTGTTTTTACGTCTTATTATGGTATTGTGCCAAAGGTGAGAAACCTGAGACACCGCATTTTTCCTCCGAGCCTCAGTGATGATAAAGCTGTGGCAAGGCGTGGCAATGAGGACTGACCGTGATAGTCAGGCGGGTTCGATTCCCGCATGCCACATTGTCCAGTTTAGCGACCGGACACAGCTTGCGATGACCCTAGCTGACAATGGGCGAGCGAGCAAATATTTATATCATCTCAGTAGTATTCGGTGGCAACATCGGGTACTATTTTTGTTGAGGTGATATGAAATGAAAATCGGGAACAATTACAAATTATGGCAGTACACGAAGGATATATATGGGGGACCATATACTTGTGGCTATTGTGGTAACACAGTTACAAGCACGATAGGGATGGCATTAAATCACCATAATGGTAGTGGCTACGTTAAAAATGACGCTCCCTACGGTGTTTTTATCTGTCCGACCTGCCAATTACCTACTGCAATATTTCCAGATTCTGAGGGTGAGGTGAAACAAGTGCCAGGTGCTATGTTTGGTAATCCTGTTTCTAATGCGCCGGTGGATGTCACAGAAATCTATGACGAGGCGCGAGAGGCATATTCTGCCAATGCATTTACAGGTGTCATTTTGCTGGGTCGAATATTATTAAGCCACGTGGCTGTCAGCTTTGGGGCTAAACAGGGCGATACTTTTCAAAACCATATCAGTTATTTAAAAGAACACAACTACATCACTGCAAACAGCACAGGATGGGTTGACCAGATTAGAAAGTATGGTAATCAAGCAAATCATAAACTGACGATCAATACTCGTGAGGAAGCAGAAAAGATAATTAAGTTCTGTGAGATGGTTTTAAAAACTAACTATGAGTATCCAGCAATTGCGGATGCCTAATATCAAAACATTTAATTGGTTCATTATTATATTTTTCAAGCATTGACGCTTCGGCGTCTTTTTATTTACACAAGCACTCCGCCAAACGGTGAGGTGCTATTTTTGTGCAACAAAAAGGCCCTCTGAGCGATTAACTGAGGGCCTAGCTACCGGTGTTTACTGAGGTGAAACGACGGTACCGAAAAAGAGTATAACACATGTAGCAATAAATCGGATTAAAAAAGCCCTCAGAGACCAGTCCAAGGGCCAAAAGAATGAAAAAACGGAATACTTGTGTGAGCAGCAGCGGTTGACTTGGAGGAGAAAGGCCACTGCTCACATATATATATTAGCACATTCCTTATAGAAGATACTAAAATAGCCCTCGGTTGGGGGCCGAGAGCCTAAAGAAAGGGTATTACAAAGGAGTGAAAATGAGTATCTGTTGGGAACAATTTAATTCTAACTCATCGAAATTTTTTAAGCAACAAAAAAGCTTTCGGGGCCTAATCCGAGGGCTTAAGAACTCGGGAAGTTCTTCATGAGAATGTGAGCAGCGTCATCAAACTGCTCACGGTCATTATATTTCAGGAGGCGAGTAGATGCAATGGACAGATGAACAGATCGGTGACATTAGGAAGCTCGCCTCTACATTCAAGTTGGCGGTGTAAGTTATGTCAGGTATGAAGCGAGTCGGTTACGGATATGTAAGCCACACAGAGCAAGCAATCATTGAGAAACTATCGAGAGAAGAAAAACACATGCAAGCAATCATCTACACAAAGCCACACTGCCAAAAGTGTCGGCGAACAATATTCAAGCTGTCACAAGTAATGCCGGTGTCAACCATCACAGCAGACGCGGACGACTACGAACGGTTCCTCAAGCTAGGCTATCGTTCAATGCCAGTCGTAAAAGTCTACAAGGCAGACGGCACACATGATGAATGGTGCGACTTGCAGGTTGACAAGATCAAACAATACACGGAGGCAATTTAGCATGTGCAATTTCTTATTACTGCTTACACTAATATTCGTGATGGCCAAGCTATTCGGCTTGATCGCATGGAGTTGGCTGCTAGTATTCGCGCCACTAATAGTGATGATTGCTTTGCTGGCGTTGTTTATCTTATTTGGGATCATCATTAGATTACACGAGGGGTGATGGGCATGACTAACACATCGTATACGGGAGATATCCATGCCAAGTAAGAAGCTTGCCTTTATAAATGGCAGACCACAATTGGTTGATGCAAATGCTCGTGTTAGATCGGAGGCGGATAGGCAGTACAACCGTGTGCGGAATGAGCAGCAGTCGGACTACCTTAGGTTCTATCACAGTAATGAATGGAAGCAGCTGCGTGAGCAGATATTGATTAGAGACAACAGTTTATGCCAACGCTGTGGCCTGCAAGCCTCATTGGTTGATCATATTGTTCCAAGCGAAGATGACTGGGAAGACCGCACGAAAGCGGATAATCTGCAGGCTTTATGCAGGGACTGCCACTATTGGAAGACGAGACGTGAGACAACCAAGCGTAAGAAGGGACAGCATCGAGCCATGAAGATTACAGTAATCGTTGGCTATCCAGCAAGTGGTAAGTCAACGTACGTCAAGCGACATCAAGGACAGCATGACCTCGTCTATGATTACGACCATCTTATGGCGGCGTTAACAGGCCTGCCATTACATCAGGGCAATATAGACGCCAATGATTATGTGCAGCTAATCTATGAGCTGATACTGCGGAAGCTTAAAGCAGAGCAGACCTTCGACCATGTGTGGTTAGTCATGACATATCCAGATGAGAAGCTAGACACATTGCTTGCTAGTCGAGATGTCGAACACATACTCATCGACACTGACCGAGACACATGCATCCAGAGACTGTCTAAGCAAGGTCGAGATGTGAGTCAACTCATCAAAGTGATGAACAAACTTGACGAAATGAAATCAGAAAACAAATTTGCAAAATTCAAGAAAATAAAAAATAAAAATTACAAAAATTGAATTTTTGAAAGAAATTTATCGGGCGAACAAACGGGCTGAAATCCTCCAGACCCCCCTCCATTTTTATCGGGGGTTACATTTCTCGAAGCGGAAGAACGGTCGGCCTCTTTTTTGCGCCCCAAATTGTAACGATTTTTAAGGCGGCAGGGGTAAACTCAGCCCATTTTATATAGATATTAGGAGGTGAAGTGGGAAATGGCTGGAAAATACAAAGTGTTGCAAATGTCTAAGGGTGATTTGACCAAAGAACGGCAAGAAGCCAAGCTACATGCGGAATTAATGGCCAAAGATGGCATTCCAAAACTTCAGGTAACACCGCCTAATCATCTTGACCCAGTCGCCAAGCAAGAATATAAACGAATCATTGAATCTTTGGGGACCTTACCACTTAGAAATCTCGATCGCGCCGAGTTGGAAAACTATTGTACATGGTATTCGGTTTACAAAAACACATCGGCCAACATGAAATTGGCTTTAAAGAATGGAGATCAAGATGAATATTATGCGTACATTAGCACCTTGAATAAGGCCACCGCAAGCATTAAGAGCCTCGCGAGTGATCTAGGGTTGAATGTTAACAGTCGGATGCAAATGAATATGCCTAAGACTGAAGCACAGAAGAACGATTCAATCATTGATACTTTTGGCTGACTGTGATGGAGGTGATGCTGATTGTCAAAATTTAAGGATCCAATGCCTAATTTCATAAAACGTGTGCTAGACGGTCGTCTTATTACTTCTAAGGCAGTTAATCTCGCGGTGAAACGGCATCAAGAAGACTTGAAACGAACAGATTGGCGATGGCGATATGATCCAAATCTAGCGGGAAAAGCTGTTAAATTTATGGAGATTCTGCCAGAACCAAAAAGTGGGAAACCACAACCATTAGCACCGTTTCAAAAATTCATTATTGGCAGTATATATGGCTGGGTTGATAAAGATGATTCAAATATAAGGCGATTTACCGATGTGTTCATTTCGATGGCACGAAAAAACGGTAAGTCGCTTTTGATTTCTGGAGTCATTCTGTATGAATTTCTGTTCGGAAAGAATCCAGCCAACAAACGGCAATTATATACCGCTGCTAATGATCGCAAGCAGGCCGGCATTGTATTCGGAATGGTTAAAGACCGACTACGTGCGCTCATGCGGAAAGACCCTGGTATCAAACGAATGGTTAAGATTACGCGAGATGAACTTGTCAATTTAGACGACGGATCAACAATTCGCTCATTCTCTCGTGATACAGGACTTGTCGATGGCTATGAACCCCATGTTGCGGTGGTTGACGAATATGCCAACGCTAAAACAACAGATATGATTGAAACTCTTGCCTCAGGGCAGGTGTTACTGCCTAGTTATCTGACGTTCATCATTTCAACGGCTGGATTTGACATGAACGTGCCGATGTTTCAACAAAATTATCCATATGCCAAAAAGGTGTTGTCCGGTGAAGAAACAGCAGAACGCTATTTTGCATTTATTGCTGAACAAGACAACGTACAAGAGGTTGATGACCCCAATTCTTGGATCAAATCGAATCCGCTACTTGACGTTGATATTGTGCATGATCAGATCACCGACTATTTGACTACAAAACTATCTCAAGCACATGCTGATGGCAGTTTAAATGCAAAACTGGTCAAGAATTTCAACATTTGGCGGCAAGCGACTGAAGATAGTTATTTAGACTTCGATGCTTGGAAGGATGCTGAATTGAGTGAAAAGCCTGATATTCGCGGCAAAAGAGCTTGGATTGGTATTGATGTTGGTCGTACAAGCGACCTTTTTGCCATTACTTGGTTAATCCCGCAAGAAGGCTGGTGGTGGCTCGATGGTTATGCATTTGTCGCTTCTAAAGGCGGAATTGATAACAAAATCAAGACAGATCGGATTGACTACTTGGCTGCTGAACAACACAGTGAAGGCGAGATCAGCAGCTTAGAGTCAGGTATCATTGACAACGATCGGGTATATGAATGGCTCGAAGACTTCATTGAACGTAATGACTTGGATGTTCAAGGTATCATGTACGACCCTTATCAATTTGGACCAATGCTAACGGCAATTGAGAAGAATCATCCTGAGTGGCCGATGGTACAGGTGCGACAAGGGACGCTAACGCTGTCAATGCCGACCAAGCAGTTCCGCGATGATGTTATAGGCGGTCGCATAAAGCATTCAGATAATCGCATTATGCAGGCCGCCGCAATGAACGCGGTTCTAATGTCTGACAACAACGGCGTCCGTATTAATAAGAATAAGTATGCTAACAAAATAGACATGATTGATGCCACGCTTGATGCTTATGCCATCGCGTTCAAGGAAGACTTGGACAACTATTTGGACGACGACCGTGTGTTTAGTGACGACTTTGGCTTTTAGGAGGTGAGAATGTGAATGGAAAACTAGCTAACTTTTTTAGAATTCTTGGCGCAAATATGGCTGGAATTGCCACTGTTTTAGGCTTCATTTTAGCTGGATATGGGGCTTTTTTGATCAATAGACCTACTGGATTCATGGTTTGCGGCGGCTTGTTGTTTGTTCTCGCCTTTATTCTGCTGCTTCCTGATAACGAAGGGAGGTGAGATGAATGAAGCTATTTCGAGGATTGGCAACCGAAGTGGACCCTCACTGGGCAGATCATTTGCTTGATTCTGGGGTAATCCCATCATTTCGAGGTGGATACCTTGGGATTTCTGCATTACGGAATTCTGATGTGCTGACAGCTGTCTCAATTGTCGCAGGTGATGTTAGCCGATTTCCGTTGGTGATTACTGATCGTGAAACTGATGAAGTTATTGACTTGTCGAACATCGACTACTTGATGAACACCAAAGTGAATAAGCGATTGTCGGCTTATCAGTGGAAATTTTCCATGATGGTCAATGCAATTTTGACTGGCAATGCTTATTCGCGTATTGTGCGCGATCCGATAACCAGCGAACCGGCACTACTTGAGTTTTATGCTCCTTCACAGACACAAGTGGATACAAGCGATCCGGACAATATTGTGTACCGATTCACGCCTTATAACTCTACTATGCAAAAAATTTGTAGCTTTGAAGATGTGATTCACTGGAAATTTTTCTCATACGATACAATCATGGGGCGCTCACCGCTGTTGTCGCTTGGTGATGAAATTGGACTACAGGAGTCAGGCGTTTCAACGTTACAGAAGTTCTTCAAGAGCGGCTTGAAAGGCTCAATTATCAAAGCAAAGGAGAGCCGCCTGTCTGCCGAAGCACGCCAAAAGATTCGTGAAGATTTTGAAAGGGCACAGGCAGGTGCTGATGCAGGTTCACCAATTGTGGTTGATGCAACGATGGATTATCAGCCGTTGGAAGTTGATACCAACGTTCTTAATCTGATTAACAGCAATAACTATTCAACAGCGCAGATTGCGAAGGCTTTGCGGGTGCCAGCGTATCGATTAGCCCAAAATAGTCCTAACCAATCTGTTAAACAGCTTGCTGATGACTATATTCGCAATGATCTTCCGTTTTACTTTGAACCGATTACAAGTGAGTTTGAACTCAAGCTGCTTGATGACACGCAACGGCACCAATATTGCATAGGATTCGACACAAAATCAGTAAACGGATTGCCGATTGCTGACGTAAATACAGCAGTTAATGGCGGACTGTGGACTGGAAACGAGGGACGTGCGGAGCTTGGAAAGAAACCGTTAAAAGACCAGAACATGGATCGTATTCAGTCGACACTTAACACAGTGTTCCTTGATCAAAAGGAAGCTTATCAAGCTGAACACGCATCGCAATTGAAGGGAGGTGATGCTAATGGCAAAGGAACTACGAATGACGGCAACACCAATGCAAATTCGTGATGGGGATGATAATCACCCTGCCGTTATTGAGGGCTATGCCCTTAAATTCGACAGACAATCCGAGATTATGGGCAGTGGCGAGCTGAGTTTCCGCGAACGCATTGCCCCACACGCGCTGGACAATGCGGACATGAGTAACGTTGTTGCGCTATTTAATCATGACCAGAACCAAGTGTTAGGCCGCACGGGAGTCAATTTAGAGCTGACGGTTGATGAAACGGGGCTCAAATATACGTTGACACCTCCAGATACACAGCTTGGGCGTGATTTGTTAGAAAATGTTCGTCGGGGAATTATCAGCCAGTCAAGCTTTGCATTCACGATTGCACCAGACAAAGACGCGCAAAAGTGGCAAAAGTCAAGCGAACGAGGGGTTAAATACGAGCGCACGATCAACAACATTGATCATCTGTTTGATGTTTCGCCGGTGACAACACCTGCTTATCCAGACACTGAGGTAAAGGTCGGAGCACGATCGTTGGAACAGATAAAAGCGCTAGATCAGCCGCCAGAATGGGAACTTAAGCGGCGCAAGATGCTTTATCAACTGAATAAAGAGGAATTGCTCAAGGGCATCGAATAATCGGTGCCTATTTTTATACAAAAAATAAGGAGGGTCACTAGATGACTTTAGATGAAAAATTAGCTGCTGTTAAAAAGCAACTTGATGAAAAGCGTTCAGCGTTGCCAGCTATGAAGACAGAACTTCGTTCTTTACTTGAAGGTGAAGATTCCGAGGAAAACCTGAAGAAGGCAGAAGGCGTTCGTGCCAAGTATGATAAAGCTGGCAAAGAGATCAAAGATCTTGAAGAAAAACGTGACTTATACGAGGCTGCGTTGAAAGGCAATGAACAGCCGAGTGGGAAGAAGCCCAATCATCCGGAAGAGCATAGCTATCGCGATGCACTGAATGCTTATTTGCATACTCGTGGTCGTAATACTGATGGCGTCAATTTTGAAAAGACAGAAGCTGGTGAATTTGCAATCTTTCGTGCCGATCCTACCGATGCCAGTGATGCTGTAAATGCAGGTGTTAAGGCAGCAGACGCGGCCGTGACCATTCCGGAAACCATTAGCAACAACCCACAACGTGAATTGCAGACTGTTGTTGATCTGAAACCTTTCACGAACGTATTCCAAGCCTCCACACAAAAGGGTACTTACCCAACAGTTGCAAATGCTACAACCAAGATGGCTACTGTTGCCGAGTTGGAAAAGAACCCAGCAATGGCAAAACCGGACTTCAAATCGATCGACTGGTCTGTTGAAACGTATCGTCAGGCTCTTCCAGTTTCACAGGAATCTATTGACGACTCCGCAATTGATTTGGTTGGGTTGATTGCCCAGAACGCACAACAGATTAAGATCAACACGACTAACAGTGCCGTTGCAACTCTGCTGAAAAGCTTCACTGCCAAGACGATCTCTAGCATTGATGATTTGAAGCATATCAACAACGTGGATTTGGACCCTGCGTACTCTCGTGCAATCATCGCGTCCCAGAGCTTTTACAACTTCTTGGATACGGTGAAAGACGGTAATGGCCGTTACTTGTTGCAAGACAGTATCTTGACCCCGTCTGGCAAGAGCGTTCTTGGTATGCCGATTGTTGTTGTATCTGATGATACTTTGGGTGCAGCAGGCGAAGCACACGCCTTTTTGGGTGACATCAAGCGGGCGATTCTGTTTGCTAACCGCGCAGACTTCATGGTGCGTTGGACGGATGACCAGATTCACGGTCAATATTTGCAAGCAGGAATGCGCTTTGGTGTATCTGTTGCTGACGAAAAAGCAGGGTACTTCCTCACATATACCCCAAAAGCGTAACGCCTGACGGAGTGACTTTGAGCCAGAAAACGTTCACGGGTGGTGTCGGTGCCACAAAAGATATCACGGTGACAGTCACTCCTGATGGCGCTCCTCAAGCAGTCGAAGCTGTGTCGAGCGATGAAAGCGTCGCTACGGTTGTTAAGAAGTCCGATGGTGTTTACACTATTACCAATCTGGCAGCGGGCACAGCGACAATCACATTTAGCACTAATGGCATCAGCTCAACACTTGCCGTTACTGTTAACGCCGGGTAGGTGATTACTCTTGGCAGATACTACGCTTGACAAAAGCCCACTGACTGATGAACAGTTTCAGGTTCTGAAAATGTACTTGAAAGTTGATCAGACAATCGAAGACCCAATGATTATGCAACTGGTGCATGACGCTTGTGGTGAAATCAGTTCGGCTATTAGTTTTGGATCAAATCCGGAACAATTTCTAAGCAATCCAGAAACTCGGGATCGTTTTTTCACAGCACTTATGAAGCAAGTGAAGGAAGACTATGACTACCGAGGTATGGGTGCTGAAGTCATGCGCTTTCCGTTGCAAACATCAACCACAAATATCATCAATCAGCTTCGCTCAGAATTGCCGGAAGAGGATGGTGATTCTGATGCGAACTAATCGAATGACTGAGAGAATTGCGTTCGTCAGCTATGAGTCAAAAAAGGTTAACGGAGTTCCGGTTGATGGTGTGCTTGTTAAGCATATGACGGTTTGGGCTGAAGTTCCTAAGGTACCAATCAGAGAAGCAAATGATCCACAGACGAAGTTGGGCACTCGCAAAGACAGCCCGACTTTTTTAGTGCGATTTTTGACCGCAGAGGAAATCCAACCAACTTGGAGAATTCAATGGCGTGGTAATGAATATCAAATCACAGGGCTTGATCCTGATTACGAGAGGCGCGATCTGACAACGATTACGGCAAAGGCGGTGAGCTGATGGGCGTAAAAGTCACAGGGGATGCTGAACTGCTCGCTAATCTTAACAAACTCCAATTTGGGGTTGCAAAAGAAGCTCGAGCGGCTGTCCGAGATGGCGCACAAAAGTTTGCCGACAAGCTAAAAAGCAATACGCCTGAGTGGGACGGCGAGACTGATATGAGCGGACATCTGAGAGATGACATTCAGCTTTCAAGTGTCCGTGAAACGAGTGGTGTAACAGAAGTAGACGTTGGATATGGTAAAGATACCGGCTGGCGTGCTCACTTTCCAAACTCGGGCACTTCAATGCAGGATCCGCAACATTTCATTGAGAAAACCCAAGAAGTCATGCGGCCAGTTGTTATTGCTACTTTCCTAAGCCACTTGAAGGAAGGCGGGATGTAATGGCACCTGAAAAACTTGTTTATGACATCCTGTCAGCCAATTTGGATATTGCTGACAAGGTATATATAGGTACCCCAGACTTCAATAACCAGACAAGCGTAACTCCTGAAAGTCTAGCTCCATGGGTGAGAATCACTTCTTTGCCCGGTGATGCTGCTGATTATGCTGACGATTCTAGGATATTAGAGTATCCGAAAATGCAAGTAGATTTTTGGGTGGACAACACTGACTGGGATCAAGAAGAAAAAATAGAAACACAGATATATCAAGCACTACATGCGGCTGGCTGGGAAAGGTATTATCGCAACTCCTACGTTGATGGCGATACCCCAGCCCTTCGCATGACAACAGGATACTTTCAGTTTCAAGGACTGCCGATTGGCTAGCCCTTTTTATTTTCCTAAAGGAGGATTTTTAATATGGCAGATACTGCTGTTACAACTAATAAGAAGTTAGCAAAATTTGGGGCTTCGGCCTTCGAATACGGGGTTGTCGGTGATGACGACTTTGTACCAAGCACACGAAAGATTCAAGGCTTATCTAGTGTGAAATTGGATATTAAAACAGAGCAAAAGACGCTGTCCGCTGATGATGGCCCGTACTTGATTCTTTCTGGTGGTATCACAGAAGCAACCGAAACAATCGAAATGTACGATGTGGATTCACAGATGAAGTCTGATTTATTTGGCATTAAGGTTGTTAATGGGGTTGAAGTATATCCAAAGAACCTTAGCCCTAATTACGCCGCAACTTTGTTCCGTACGAAGCTCTCAAATGGTAAATACGTTTGGGTTGGTATGCTCAAGGGAATGTTCTCACTTCCGGGCGTTGATACCAAGACGGTTGATGGCACACCAGATCCGAGCGCTGACAGCATCGAAGGCTCATTTATTCCTCGTGGTGACCAAGATACTGGCAATGTTGTGTTGATTGGTCGTGAAGACAACGATGGATTCGATTTTGATACCTTCCACGGCTATGTATTCCCTAAGACCGCTGAAGATGCGACTATTGCCCCAAAAGCGTAGTCGGTGTCAGCTTTGAGAACAGTTCGATTAATCTTGCGGTTGGCGCATCTACAGCGCTGAAAGTGCAAATTAATCCGGCTGATGCCGCAAATAAACAAGTTACTTTCAAAACATCAGATTCTAGCATTGCCACTGTTTCCAGTGATGGAACTGTGACCGGTGTGAAAGTGGGATCTGCAACTGTGACAGCCACAACTGATGATGGTGGTAAAACTGCCACCGCAACTGTAACTGTGGCTTAGCAATAAACTTGTCGCCTTGTAAATGCACAATACGCGAACAGCGGGCGGCTTATACCTAAAAAGGAGATTAAGCATGGCATATCAAATTAAACTAAATATCAAAGGTGAAACGTGCGTGTTCACACGAAATGGAGAGCCAACATTACGTGATACCACGAACGCCTTAAAAGTACAGCAACAACAATTGCGCATGCTAAACCGTAAAGATGGCCCTTCAAACGATGATTACGATGAGAACGAGAAAAACTTAGCCAAATTTGCGGTTGATTTCTGGAAAAACCAGTTTACTACCGATGATGTTATTGATGGCTCGTCTATTTCTTTGAAATCGTTGGATTCAATCAATGATGCCATTGGCGATTCTCTAAGCGATGGTGAAGAGGATAAGAAGGACACAGAAAAAAAATCACCGAAGCGGACGTCAAAGAAGCCATTAGCAACCTTGACGACTTCTACAAAGCAAGGCTCTCTGAAGGCTACCGATTAGCTGACGTTGATGCTATGACGCTCCGCGATATTGAAAAGCTTAACCAGATTTACGAGGAACGGGAGACCACGATCGACAAGGCCTTTCCGTTCCTTTTCTAGTTCTATGAAAGGAGGTAAAACATGTTAGGAAATCTCGGACAAATTGCGGCTACCGTAAGTTTGAACATTGATCCGTTTCAAGTAAGCCAGCGAGTTTTGAATTCTTCAATTAAAGCAACTGCCGCTGAGTTGCGGGCTCAAGATGCTGCGTTTAAGGGCTCTGAAAAGTCTATCAACAACATGCGTTCAACCTATGACACATTGAGCCGCCAATCAAAGAACTACCAAGCTCAGCTTCAGAAACAGCGAAAACAGTATGATGAAAATTCGAAAGCGGTTGAAAGACTTAATAAAAGCGAGACTGCATCGCAGGAAGAAATTAATCGTGCTACAAAGCTGCAAGCTAATGCTGCATCACAGTATAATCGGACTGCTGCCGCTGCTGCTCAAAATGAAAATCGAATGGCGGCCTTACGCAAAGAGATTGCGCTGCAAAGTGACGGCTGGACTAAAGTATCAAACGGCGCCTCTAAATTTGCTACTGCTACAGGAAAAATCGGGTCTAAGCTTACAGGTTTTGGCTCTAAAATGACGGCAACTGTCACTGCGCCATTAGCTGTTGGCTTTGCAGCAGCTGCAAAGTCAGCCATTGATTTCAACAGTCAGATTGATGCTATTGGCCCGCTGCTAACAAATGGCGCAGCCGTTACTGGCAAGTTCAAAGCGCAGCTTAACCAAATGGCTGATGCTTCTAAAAAGTGGTCAGTTCAATATGGTATTTCGACTACTCAGATTAACCAAGGATTGGCCGATTTAGTTCGTGCTGGTTATGATGCTAATCAGTCGATGAAAATGATGCCTGCAATCTTGGACGCATCACGCGCTTCTGGCGATGACTTCAACACCACAATGGATGTCGTCACCTCAACGATGACACAGTTCAATGTCAAGGCGGGTAATGTGTCAAAAGTAACCGATGCCATGACTTATGCAGCTAATGCCACCAAGTCTGGCTTTGGTGATATGGGCGAGGCCATGCAGTACACTGGACAATCAGCAAATGCGGCGGGTATCTCGCTAAATGAAACGGTGGCAGCGATTGGCCTACTATCGAACGCAGGCCTGCAAGGATCAATGGCAGGTACAGCATTCAATGCGATGTTGCAAAAGCTTGCTGGTGCATCTGAAAAGGCCGATTCGCCTATGTCTGCTCTCGGCGTAAATGTGGCAGCCTTCAAAAAAGGCACGATTGGCTTGCCGGAAGTCATCGATCAGGTCACACAAAAAACCAAAGGTATGTCTGACGCTCAAAAGGTTGCCGCAGTTAATGCTGCATTTGGTGAGCGTGGTGGACGTGCTATGCTTGCATTAATGAACCAAGGTAGCTCTGCACTGGTTGATTTGACTAATAAAACTGCTAGTGCTGCTGGGGCAACTAAAAAAGTATCTGATGCCATGGGTAATACCGCTGCTGCGAACTTTAACAAGCTCAAAAGCTCGATTCAAGTCCTTGGCATCGAAATTGGCCAGAACTTACTACCTGCTTTGACACCGATGATTAAAACCGCAACGCAAATGGTGCAAGCGTTCGGAAAGCTAGACTCAGGTACTCAGCAGTCAATCGTTAAGTTTGCACTGTTTGCAGCAGTCATTGGTCCTATAAGTTCTTCTCTTGGCGGGATGCTCAACATCCTTAAAGGCGGTGCCACTGTATTTGCTTCTGTTACGGGAGGTATTGGACGAGCCGCTACAGCCGCAAAAATTGGCGGGACTGCAATGGATGTGCTCAAGTCTGGGTTTAGTAAGACAGCTTTTGAAGCACTGAAGGTTGCGCCTGCAGCGGCTGCGGCAGCAGAGGGTGCTTCTGGAATGGGAGCGGCCATGGGCGGAGCCGCAGCGAGCGGAACAGGTTTGCTAGCGGCATTGGGACCAATCGTCCCAGTTGTTTTAGGTGTGACAGCAGTCGTCGGTGCCGGTGTAGCCATATGGGAATTGTGGGGCAAAAAGGCTCTTGAGTCTGCTGACAGAACTTCACGATGGGGTACTGATATTGGTGCCGATGCCGACCGATCTGCTTCCAAAATGAAAGATGCCTCTGGGGAAATTTCTGGTGCTTTTGATGATACAAACCACACAGTCACCCAGAATGCTAAGACGATTTCTAAAGGGTTCAATGATTTAACGAAGGCCGCAAAAGAAGCCGCTGATCAGTCTGAGACAGCAGCAAAGAAATTGGCTAAAAGCCTCGGCGGTGAAGCCGCAGACAACATTGAAAAGCAGGCCGCTAAGGAAAAAGCCGCTAACGCTAAGCGAATCAAAGAGATGGAAAGCAACAACAAAAAGGCCCAAGCCATTACTGCATCGTTTAACAAGAGCGGAGCACAGATGACGGCTGACCAGTATCAACTGTTGGATAACTACCGTCGTAAAAATGCCGCACTGGCTGTCAAGACGCTACAGATTTCTGGATCACAACAGAATAATGTGCTCAAAGCTGTCCTTGGTGAGAGAACACGAATGTCTAAGAGTGCTGCCCTAGAGCAGTATCAAGATATGTGGAACGCTGCTAACAAAGAAAACAGTGCATACAAGTCGCAACAAGCAAAAATTAATGAAGAATTCAAGAATGATGCGACCATGCGTCACGTTGCTTTAGAAGGTTTAGAACGCGATCACCAGAATAAGATGAAGAGCCTCTATGCCGGTGCTATCCAAGCCATGAAAGCACAGGGAACGTCTCGCTCCGAAATGCTAGCGGAACTGCAAACTGACTTTCATCTGACAGCATCGCAAGCAGAGTCTGCGATGAATAGTTACGAAAATGCTATGGCGAAAGGCGTCAAGAGTAATCGCGACTTTGCGGCCGCAACTGAAGGATTTGGCAAAGCTGCGCAACAGGCAGGTGACCACTGGAACAATCTTGTATTTGACACCAAAACAGGAAAAGTTAAAACAAATCTTCCTGAAGTGTTGAAAGATACGGCCAGCACTAAAAAAGGTTGGAAGCAACTTGTCTTTGACCTCAAGTACGCCAAGATTACATCAAATGCCAAGCAAATGATTGTCGAAGCGCTGGCATCATCTGAACAATGGCAGAAATTGAGCGTTCCCGAAAAGAATGCAATTATCCGTACTCAGGGACGCGAGCAACTTGCTGATATTATGGATAAGTTTGTTTCCTGGAATAGTCTGTCGCTTAAGGATCAGCAAGCAATTGTGAAGGGCGATTACACGCCTTTAGTAAATGCTTTAGTCAAGAGTGGAGACTGGAACAATCTCACCTTGAAACAGCAAGAAGCCATTGTTAAGGATAAAGCAACAGTGCCATTAGTATCTTCACTTCAGCAAACCGGCGAGTGGCAGAAGCTCGACTTAAAAGTTCAAGAAGCGATTGTCAATGCTAAAGGCAAGAAAGATCTTGAAGACATCATTTTTGACATGGGAGTTTGGAACAAGCTTCCAAATACGCAGAAATATGCAACCCTAGTTTCTTTTGGCAAGCAAGACATCGCTGATATTATTGATCAGCTAAATTTGTGGAATACACTTACACCAAAAGAAATCAAGGCTGTAGCAAAGGGCGATACCAGCTCTTTGATAGCTGCTATTGATAAAGCAAATGACTGGAATCGATTAACTCTTGGCCAGCTAGAAGCAATCGTTAAAGATAAGGCTTCTGCAGGCTTAGTCCAGGCCATGATCAAAGCCGGAGAGTGGAATGGCCTATCAATAGAAGAAAAAACTGCTATTATGCAGACCAAAGGCAAATCCGACTTAGCCGATATGGTTGTTAAATACGGTCTTTGGAACAGCCTTCCAAACTCTACCAAAAGTCTGTTGATGAACGATTCCGATGCTCGTACAAAATTGGAAAAAGCTGGAGTTGCAATTGATCAATATAATTTGTTTAAGAACCCCAACGAAAAAGGGCTAAAAGCAAATAATACTGATGTGCTTGGAAAAACAGAAGAAGCCAAAGGGAGCATTCAGAAATACAACGAAGTTCTACCGGGATTAAAACTGTTCCCTGCCGATGCAAGTAAGGTTAAACATGAATCATCTTCAGGCGGAACGAGTATTGCTAAGTATAACGAGGTATTGCCGGGATTAAAACTGTTTCCCGGCGATTCAAGCAGCGTGACAAATCATGCGGAAAAAGGAAAGGAAGAAATAGGCAGCTTCAACGCTACAAATCCTCTCATGCGTTTCTTCCAAGGAAATTCGGGAAGCGTTGATGGAGCATCTAAGTCAGGTAAAAGTAGCATAACATCGTTTAACAGCAAAGTACCGATTATGATGTTTTTCAATGGTAACGCAGATGGTGTTTCATCAGCGTCACAAATTGGTGTTAATGCGGTTGCTGCATTCGGTGGCAATGCTACCATCACAAAAACATTCAGGATTAGTGCAGATATTGATCCCGCTGTACAACGACTTTTGAACAGTGGCAAGTTTGCACGAGGCACTCAAAACTTTACCGGTGGATTAGCAACTATTAACGACGCATCTGGCACTCGTTATCAAGAGGTCGTCACACTACCAAATGGAGCAAAATTTGTGGCATATGGGCGAAATGTTACCTTACCACTTCCTCGACATACAAAAATTGAAACTGCCATGCAGTCCGCAAGAAACTACTCGATTCCACGTTTTGCTGGCGGCACCACAGACTTCGGAGGCGCTGCTAATAGAATAAACCAATTGAATCCGCAAACCTTTGTTACCAGAATTTATAGTGGTGGCAATAGTCGTGTTGAGGATTTGCTTGCAAGACTGATCGAATTAACAATTTATCAGATTAATCATACACAACGTACTGAAGGCAAAGTGGTGCTGGAAAATAACCGCGAAATTGGCAAATGGTTGTACCCAACAATTAATGAGCTGGATAAGCAAAACACAATCAGAGAAAGACATGGAAGGGGTGTTTATTAATTGGCGAACTTGATATTTGGAGGACGTAAGATTGGGAGTTCCGTTCTGCAGTTTAGTGCTGCTAGGGGAATTACATCAGAGATTGAAAACACTTCCCATTCTGTTGGAATTAGCGATGGTGAGATGCTTATCAATAGTCGTCTTAAGTCTAGAATCATTCCAGTAACTTATGATTTTGTGGCGCTATCTCGTCGTGAATTTGAACGACAGTTAGCGCCATTGCTTTATAGCTCTGGTGTTCAGAAGCTAATTATTGATGATCGCCCTGATGAATTTTGGTATGCAAAAGTTGACGGTAAGATTGATATGGACCGAGCTTATTTTCTTGGCACTGGTACTATTAATTTTCTGGTTCCCGATGGCATCGCCCACTCGGTAGCCACGAAGACGGCTGACAATATGCCATACAAGGACATGCCAGTGAACCTTCAGCCAGATAGCAATTTTACACAGCTTCCTTCTACGTGGACCCCGGATGGGGTAGTCTTTGATAACTCGGGCGAATTTGCAAAATTGACTAGTCAGGGGACCGGAATGCAAAGAATTTATGGAGCGGGAAACCCCTTTGCTAGTATTCCAGCTGGAAGTCAGTATACAATTTCATTTACAGCATACAGTGCAATTGCAGGAACTTCTTTCGAAATTGGTTCATTCACTAGTATGAATTTATTCAAATTAACAACAACTGCAACATACTACAAGTTCTCTGCAATAAAAAATTCAAGTGATGCTAAAGCGTTAAGCGTGACTCTTTTAAATGCAGGGGACATTATTTATATAAAAAAGGTAAAGCTTGAGCTAGGTGCTTCTGCTTCTCCTTGGTCGCCTAACCCAGCTGATCCTGAATACTATTCCGACACCATTACGGTGCACAATGGCGGAACTTATCCTGTCGAGCCAGTTATTACGGCAACTATGCACGCTGATAACGGCATGGTTGGGATTGTCAATGATCGCCCCGGTATTCTTCAATTCGGTACGCAAGAAATTGATGGTTTCACCACTGAAGAAAGCGAAGTAGCACTTGATTTGGCAGCCGTTCAAGGCTCACATATGGATAATCAAGCCGCCACAAACAATCCCTATTGGGGTGGTGATCCTAGTATGCCTAATGAACAGATTGGTAATGCGATTTGGACACAGGACAGCTACGATGGCTGGAAGGTTGAGCCTAATTGGCCCAGTATTACTGGTACTCATTTGTATTGGAATGGGCCTTCAATCAAACACGATCTCGCCCAGACGCATAATGGAGACTTTAAGAGCAATCTGACTTGGGATGTCATGACGCGCTTTCAAACTGGTGTAGCACAGGTAGGTGCACTCGAAACAACGTTAGAAAGTGACGGTAAGCCAATCTTTCAGATGATACTGAAGGATAATAGCGCATTGTCCGATCAGCTTTGGTGGATGTGCTATTACAAAGATCAACTGGTCGTCAATGAACAGTTGGATCGCAGCATTTTCACTAATGACAAGTTCATTCAGTTGGAATTACAGAAATTTGGTAATTCAGTTGTTTTCCGAGTGTCCCCATGGGTTGGCAATCAAGGACGAGAGACGACTATTACCCGCCAGTTTACCTTTGCGGATGCTGCTAGTGTCGAGACTAAGCAATTTTCCGCGTGGTTCATGCGTGACAAGACGTGGGGCGAATCGACCATGTATCTGATTGCGTCCACCGTCAAATGGCAGAACGTTAGCTGGTATACGAATATCAAGAATCGTTTCAGCGATGGCGATGTTCTCAAGATTGATGTGGCGAACGCTAAGACGTACTTGAACGGTTCTCTTGATCCAACCATGCACACGCTAGGTAATCAATGGGAGCAATTCAAACTGCCGCCCGGTGATACTAAGATTGCTATCACGCCCTCGAGCTGGGCACAACCATTTGCGTGTGAAGTCGAGATAAGGGAGGCCTGGCTATAAATGGAGTATTACTTTGCAGATCGAAAATCAAACATTTTGGGTGTTGGGTCGACTGATGGCAAAGGCGAATGGCGAATTGACAACGATATAGAAACACAAAGCGTTGACAATCGTCCTGCGGTCGAGCTTTCTCTTGATATTCACTTCACGACTGATCAGGAACAAGCAGTCAATGAGATGGCTAAAGCAACCAACTTCATCATGTATCAAGATGAAGAAGGCAACGGCCACCAAATGGTGATTGAATCGGTTGAGCATGATTCACTAGGCCATATCCATTCAATTGTTGCCAGCGATGCTGGTAATGATTTGATTAATGAAACCGTTGGCGCCTTCAAGGCCGACAAACCATATACCATCGCTGACTACATCACAAGGTTTACAAATGATTCTGGCTGGGAGATTGGCATCAACGAATTTCCTGACAATGTCCGAACGCTTGAGTGGACTGATGAAGCAACTTCACTGGCCCGCATTATTGCCGTGGCAAAAGACTTTGACGCAGTGCTTAGCTTTGGCTTTGAGTTTGTTGGAACCAACTTGGTTAAGCGTGTCATTAACATTCGGCATGAAACGGCCGGTGACAGCTTGATTTCCTTTGAAATGAATAAGGACATCAACAATATCGTCACGCACCTCGATACCTATGACATGGAAACATCGATTAAGGCGTATGGAGCGGTGCCAGAAAGCAAGGATGGATCAACTAATCAGGATCCAATCAACTTGATCGGCTACAAATGGACTGATCCAACGGGACAGTTTGTGCTTGATCGGTATGGGTTCTTGCACGATACCATTGCTGTGCAGAAATATTCAAGATTGTTAAGCAACAGCAACCCTAACCCAACACAGTCTGACTGGAATCGGGTTAAAACGTTTGATTCAAAATCGCAGGCAGAACTTTTGCAAGCGGCTTTGGCAGATTTGAAGAAATACAATCATCCAAACGAAACGTATGATATTGATCTAGTTAATTCACCATACGTACCGCTTAATCAAACCGTCCACATTGCAGATGAGAATCAACAGCTATTCCTGTCTGCCAAAGTGTTGAGCATTCAGCGCAGCCGTGCTAACCATTCTGTCAAACTTACTTTGGGTGAGTTTGCGCACGAGACCGTCAGCTTTGACGAACGCCTCAGTGAGCTTGCCAACCAGATGTCGAATATCTCAAAAACCGTTCAATACTATCCTTGGCTCCGCTATGCCGATGACGATAAAGGCACCAATATGAGTGCCTTCCCAACGGGCAAGCAATATATGGCAATCGTTTGGTCAAATGAGACATCCGTTCCAAGTGACAATCCATCTGATTACGCTGGCCATTGGGCGCTTATTCAGGGAAAGGATGGTGCTGACGGTGTTCCGGGTGCAAAAGGTGCTGATGGCCGTACAAGCTATTTCCACACCGCTTGGGCGAATGATGTAAGCGGTCAAAGTGGGTTCACGGTATCCGGTGGTGATGGCAAAAAGTATATTGGTACGTACAGCGATTTCACACTTGCTGATAGCACCAATCCGGCTGATTACAATTGGGCACTTTTTAAAGGTGAAGACGGTGACGTGGGTCCAAAAGGCGATCAAGGGTTGCCCGGTGCAAAAGGTGCTGATGGTCGTACCGCTTATGCTCACTTTGCTTATGCAAACAGTCAAGATGGCAACACCGATTTCTCTACTACTGCTTCTAATCGTAAGTACATTGGCTTCTACAGTGACTTCACATCTGGTGACAGCACGAATCCAAGCGCCTATAGCTGGTCACTGATTAAGGGAGCGGACGGTGCTGATGGTAAAGATGGGGTGCCAGGCAAAGCGGGTGCCGATGGCAAGACACCGTACTTCCATATTGCATATGCTGACAGTAGTGACGGTAAAACGAATTTCTCACTGGATACTCCGGGTTCTCGCAAGTACATCGGTAGTTATACAGACTTTACACAGGCCGATAGCACGAATCCGGCACTTTATTCTTGGCAACTAGTGCAGGGGCCAAAGGGCGATACTGGTCCTCAAGGCCCTCAAGGTCCACAGGGGCCTCAAGGACTGCAAGGCGTTCCCGGAAGCAAGGATGTGCCATACACATACATTCAGTTGGGCACGCCCGCTAGTCCCAAGAAAGGCGATTTGTGGTGGCATGGGACAACACTTAACGATGCCACAGCATTGCAGTATTACAATGGGTCAACTTGGGTTGACCAGAGCATTCAGCAGGCAGTGCTTAGCATCAAAAAACTGCAATCGATTGAGGTTGATACCTCAACCATCAATTCGCCTGACATTAATTCACCATTCAGCCATGTTCAGATTGACGGTGCCAAGAGTTCTGGCAATCTTGAACTCAAAGATGCAAGTCTAAGTATATTGGGCAACATCGAAGACAATAATGGTAATCCCAACGGTCAATACTACAAATCACTTTTGAGCCCAAATGGAATGTTCAACTACATCACGACACCCGATCGAAAGGGGAGCGTGTCGTCAGTTGCACTCCAACGTGGTGCACTTCAGTTACAAACATTGATCAGCGACCCCAGTGCCGCTACAAAAAAATATATTCAGTCTGAATTCAAATCAACAGACAACGTGACATTTTTCTACGTCAATACAACCGCGCTAAGCAATATTGATATTGATTGGGCATATATTTACTACACAAGACGTGGCAATTTGGTGACCGCCAACTTTCAAATTCACACAATAGCTAATCAGTACAATTTCTTGAGGCTCGCAGATATTAGACCCGGTTACAAGCCTTATTTGACAAACAAGATTGTTGCAAGCTGCTTGAGCTTTTCAGATCCCGGACAATCTACCGCTATGTATTCAAGTACGCCAAGCGGAGGAACGGTCGGCTGGTATAGCAACATTTCCAAAGCTTCTGGTAGTTATGGTGGCTCGGTGTCGTATCTAACTCAGGACGATTATCCGACGGGTGATTCATATTTTGCGTAACTGGGAGATGACATTATGAAAATCAAAGTGTGGACGGATAGCAATAACCGTCTGCTTCATTGGGCAAACGCTGATGAAAGCAGACCAGTAGGGCCAACCGATGAAGGATTCGAGGTTATTGAGGTTGACGATGCTGTTGGCTTGTATGAGAACCACTCCAGCATTATTGACGGCCAAGTCGTTCCTGATGCTGGCTATGATCCAGACGCTGACAGACCTAAACCTGAGCCATCTGAAGCTGACTTAGCAAATGCTGAAACTATGAAGATGGTTGCTAGTATAACTATGTCAAACGCAGCTTTGATAAAGCAGGTGGCAACATTGACCAAGGAGGAAAAATCGTGAACGCATATAAACCATTGATTATCAGTTACTATCAGCAAGGAATCTACAACAAGGATGACTTAGCCTTGTTCGTGAGTGTCGGCTGGATTAGCCAAGCAGAAGTAGATGAACTTGTTAAGCAAGTCGCCAGCAAAAGCTAGCGGCTATTTTTATGGAAGGAAGTATAAAGATGTGGATTTCAAGAGTTGGATAGATATGTTTGTGGAGTTGGGTGGTGGAGCTTTGTTTGGTTGGTTTGCAAGCCAATGGCGCATGCATCGAAAGCATGGAAAGGCAATTGATTCAGGCCTTGTCGGTTTGCTTCATCATGAGGTTTACATGCTGTGTAACCATCATATCGAGGTGGGGTATATCAGCACAGACGACTTGGACGATCTTAATTACCTTTTCCGCAGCTACAAAGCACTGGGCGGTAACGGAACGGGCGAAGCGCTATATAACAAAGTTTTGCAACTTCGGATTAAAAACTGAAAGGAATGTTCAGTATGAAGATTAATTGGAAAGTACGAGTATTAAGCGTCAAATTCTGGCTGGCCATTGTGCCAGCTTCTTTGTTGGTGATTCAAACGGTGGCGGCAGTCTTCGGTTACAACTGGGACTTTGCTAGTTTGGGTAAAGAACTCACTGCAGTGGTCAATGCAGTGTTTGCATTATTGACCATTGTCGGGGTAGCGGTTGATCCAACCACGGAGGGCGTTAGTGATAGTCAGCAGGCGTTAGCTTACCCGGCACTCATTACCACCAAGGCAGCTAAGATCAAGGCGCTAGAGGATCAGATTAAGGCACTGCAAGCGGATAAAGAGGCTGACCAGGTAACTGCTGCTAGTGAAGTGGTTCCAGAGACGTCTTCTTCAGCACCGGCGGAGTCAGCTCCGGCATCTGTTGCTCCACAGCAATAAGGAGGGCACCATGAAATTTAAAACTAAACTAATCACCTTGGTAGTCGCCTTCTTGGCGGCTATTTCTTTTCCCTTGCCAACGCAGGTGAATGCGGCCAAGGGAGACCAAGGTGTCGACTGGAGCCGGTGGCAAGGTGCCAACGGTGTCTTTGGTTATTCCACTGACAAGTTCGGCATCTCTCAAATCGGTGGCTATAGCGGCTACGGCATATATGAGCAAACCACGTATAAGACACAGGTTGCTTCTTTGATTGCCGCTGGCAAGCGAGCACACACCTATATCTGGTGGCAGAATATCGACAACACGAATTTGGCCAAGCAGGTGCTAGATCATTTCTTGCCTAAAGTTCAGACACCAAAAGGGTCGATTGTTGCGCTTGACTATGAAGCTGGATCAACCAACACGGCAACCTTGCTGTGGGCGCTCGACTATATCCGCGATGCTGGTTACACACCAATGCTGTACGGCTACAAGAGTTTCTTGATGAGCCACATTGACTTGTCACTGATTGCCAGCCGCTATCAGTTATGGCTTGCTGAATATCCTGATTACAATGTCACTACCGTGCCGAATTATGGCTACTTCCCGAGTTTTGACAATGTAGGTATCTTCCAGTTCACTTCCACCTATCGCGCTGGCGGTCTTGATGGCAACGTTGATCTAACTGGCATTACTGATTCAGGCTACAACGGTAGCACGACAACTGACAGCGGTAAGACCTACGTCAAGCCATCAACCGATACACCAGCGACCAACGCAGGCCAGCAAGCTAACAACACCACGCTTAGCCAGATCAAAGTTGGTGATAGTGTTAAAGTAAACTTCGGCACAACCCGTTGGGCTAACGGTGTTGCAATGCCTAGCTGGGTTCAGGGCAAGACGTACACTGTTCAGCAAGTATCTGGATCAAACGTATTGCTTGGTGGCATCATGAGTTGGATCAGCCGAAGCAATGTTGAATTGCTGACAACGACCAGTGTGCCATCAGTAAGCTATGGATCGACCTACACGGTTAAGTCTGGTGACAGTTGGTGGTCGATTGCTTACAAGTATGGCATGAGCATGTATACTTTGGCTTCTAACAACGGCAAGTCAATCTACAGTGTGATTCACCCAGGCGATGTATTGCGTGTCTCTGGTGGCTACTCAGTGGCCGTATCAAGCCACACGTATTATACGGTCCTCTCTGGTGACAGCTTCTGGAGCATTGCCAGCAGGTATGGCATCAGTATGTACACGTTAGCGGCCAACAACGGCAAGTCAATTTACAGCCTGATCTACCCTGGTGAAAGTTTATATATCAAGTAAAAAGCGTTGCGTTGTGTGTATAACGTGTTACAATACAACGTGAGGTGATATCAATGGATAAAGGAGCGACTATTAACGTACGGACAAACACGGACACAAAGAGACAAGCCAAACACATAGCGGAAAGTATGGGAGTCACGCTCTCCACTGCAATCAACATGTTTTTGGTCGAATTTAACAAACAAGGAAAGTTTCCATTCACGCCTACCGGTGATCTAGAGTCTGGGATCGAAGACGAAAAACACGGACGAGTATCTAAGTCCTTCGACAATGCACACGATATGCTTGAGGATATGCTCAAGTGAGTTTGCTAAAGTTGAAGTACACGCATTCGGCCAAAAAGCAGCTCAAAAAGATAAATTTAAGCAGCGAAGACAAGGATTGCTTGGAAAAGTGTCTAGACTCTTTATGTGTTGGGAAAGAACTGCCCAAGCGCTATCACGATCACAGCTTAAGCGGCAATTGGATTAATCACAGAGAATTTCATTTGCGTCCAAATTTGCTGGTCATCTACAGCATAGACGGTGAGGAATTGATTTTAACTGTCGTTGCAGTGGGAAGGCATCACAACTTGCTTGGTATTTAG